GAACAAGTTGCATCCTGAACTGTATGGCGTTGAGGCTGAAGTTGCCGATCATGCCAGTGAAGGTGAATCACAAGGCGCGGTATTTCCTGACCCTACACGACCATCAGGGCCGATTGAGATGGGCGAGGCAGCGATAAAAGAGTCCGATTCTGATGCCTTGAAATTACTCAAGTTGCAGAATAAGGCATTGCGAGCATTTCCTTCCTCACCAAGGCAGCAAGAAATTCAGAAGCAGATTGAGATGCTGCGTAAAAAAATGAAGAAGGAAGGGACACCCCAGTATCACCAAACTCTGAAAGCAATCAACGAGGACACGCTTCTTGAATTGTCAACCAAGACACTATCACGTTATAAGCGCAAAGCCAAAGGTCATCTCAAGGGTAAACTCCGTGTGGACAAAGAAGGTAACCGATCCTATTATGGAATACGATTCTTTCATAACCCAGGACTCGGTATCAAGCGCGAACAGGGTATCAAGACCGCTGAGAATAAGTTACGCAAACACTATGCTCATCTCAATGAAGATGGCGTGGTCAACTCAGCAGGGTCCGGTGCCGTTGCAGGTCTTGGTGTCGGACCACAGGGAGAACCTGGGGTGCATCCCAAGAAAAAGAAATTTCCAATCTTACAACCGATGACTCGACGCAAGACCTTTGCAGCCCTAAGAGAAGAATTCAAAGACCCCGCAGTGGAGGCACGCAAGAAGCTGGCGACACAAAAGATTCCTGTGGACGCAAAAACTTTATTGGCACGCAGAAAATTGGTCGCACAGATTGACGCGAAAAAGAAAGGGAACTTACCATGAGTGTATCTGATTTTATGAAATCTGCCGGTGGAATCCTTGCAACCATTGCCCCAACCGTGGCAACCGCAATGGGTGGTCCGTTAGCCGGGATGGCAACGACAGCCCTTATCAATGGACTAGGACTTGCCCCTGATGCGAGCCATGAACAAGTCATGCAAGCCATCGCGGGCGCGACACCTGAACAACTACTCAAGATCAAACAAATTGACGCCCAGTTAGTCCTTGACCTCAGAAAGTTGGACGTTGATGTAACGAAGATGCGTTATGATGATACGGCAAATGCTCGCGGCAGAGAGATTGCGACAAAGGATTGGACTCCTCGTATTCTCGCGGGATTAGTGGTTGGATTATACATAGGGGTACAAATTGCCGTATTCAATGTGGTGATTGATCCCTCCATGCGCGATTTCGTCATGCGTTCAATGGGAACCTTAGATGCGGCATTGGGATTGGTGTTGGGGTATTACTTTGGTTCCTCAACAGGCTCCGCTGCAAAGACAGAACAATTATCCACCGTTATAAATGCCGAAGTCAATGGTAAGAAGTAGGATATCACATGCCACCTTTGGAAGTTTTGCCTGAATGCACTGCGGGGTTTACGGACGTGCGTATTGCGGTTGCCTCCATTGAAAAAGATATTATACAACACGCCAAGGTTGCGGATAAACTCGCTGAAGCGGTTCAGAAAATTCAGGAGATGAACGCGAACTTGTGCCGAATGATCTCACTACATGAATTGAAGCATGATAGTGCTGAGAAAGCCCATGATGATATTGAAGATGAACTGAAAATCCTCAATGTGAGAATTGATAAACTCCTTACCTCAAAACGTGCCATTGAATCACAGAATATAAAAGGATTCAAGCAAGAGGAAGTGAACGCAGCCCTGGATGAATTCAAAAAGTGGAAGTATATCATCACCGGCGCCGCCGTGGTGATTGGCTACCTACTTGCCCATGCACAGTTCAATTGGACATTTTTGTTGAACCTCATATCGTTTCACGGGCAATAAAAAGACTTGCTTTCCTGCCTCCATTCGTGTATAATACATTATGCTACATGTGGACCTAAAATATACCCATTTGATTTCACAGCATTTTGCGAAGTTCGTCCGTAAAGGACCCTATCTTTTCAACATGCGATGCCCGATCTGTGGGGATTCTCAGACTAAGAAAACAAAAATGCGAGGCTATATCTACAGGGATAAGCAACGTATGTTCTATAAGTGCTGGAATTGTCAGACTTCTTTGTGGCTTGGTGGGTTGATTGAACGATTGAACCCCACCCTCTACAAAGAATATCTGCTTGAAACCTTCAAAGATTCGCATGCACCGAGGGCAAACCGGCTGATTAACGAACCTGGATTTTTTGATGGACCTGTGACCACTGTGACCGAATCTATGCGATTTGGCATGATTGAGCCTGTGATCTACCAATATGCGGAGAAGGTGTCTGATCTACCTGATGCCCACTACTGTCGGCAATACGTCAGAGGTAGGCAGATACCTCAAAAGTATTGGGACAAGTTATATTTTGCCGAACATTACAATCTTTTCCTCGACGAAATCGCACCCAATCATGGAAAAACGCTCAAAGATGAGCCTAGACTCGTCATACCCTTCTATGATCGTTTTGGGGGCATTTGCGCCGTTTCTGGAAGGGCTTTAGCGTCCTCTGAGTTGCGCTATATCACCCTAAGAACCGTGGAGGATGATAATAAGCTCATTTATGGCTTGGAGCGGGTAGACCAATCACAACTTGTCTATATAACAGAAGGTCCAATCGACAGTCTATTCCTTGACAATGCGGTAGCCTCTGGAGACTCCAATCTTGTGCTGACTGCTGCCAGGTTGACCGCCGCACAGATCGTGCTGGTATATGATAATGAGCGCAGATCGCCAGAAATCATCAAGCAGATGACGCGAGCAATCAAGTTGGGATATTCCGTGGTGATCTGGCCAGACTGGATTCTTGAGAAGGATATCAATGCCATGCACCTAGCGAACCGAACGCCACAGCAAGTGATTCAGGAGCATACATACAAAGGGTTGACTGCGTTGACGATGTTATCGCATTGGAAGAAGATTGAACAAAAGGGAGTTCGTTATGAGTGAGGCAATCAAGGTTTTAGATCATGGATATGTGCGCTTGGTGGACCACATGGGGTCGGACTTGTCCATCGTGCGCTCGGCGCGTGTGAGTTATAATGCGCAATGGCGAACGGGGGAAGATGAGGGGAAAGATGCCAAGTTGATAAACTACTTGGTGAAGAATCGCCACACGACTCCCTTTGAGTCAGTGACCTTTACGTTTGAAGTCAAAGCCCCGATATTTGTATTCAGACAATGGCATCGGCATCGCACCTGGGCATACAATGAGGTATCCGCCAGGTACACCGAACTTCCCGAAGAGTATTATATCCCCGCCGAGAATCTTATCACCATGCAGTCCACGTCCAACAAGCAGATGCGAACCGATGAAGTGAATCCCAATGCGACACAGATTCGTAGCATCATGGAAGGTCAATGCTTTGGTGCGTTTCGTGCCTATAAGCGTATGCTGGAATTGGGGTGTCCGAGAGAATTAGCACGCTCCGTCTTGCCGGTTGCGACCTATTCACAAATGTTTGGCACTGTGAGCCTCTTGAATCTCTTTAGATTCTTGACGCTTCGCACCCACACCCATGCCCAGTTTGAGATCAGGGTCTATGCCGTAGCAATGTTAGAACTCATTGAACCAGTGGTGCCACATGCTGTTGCTGCTTTCAAAGAACATGGTATCTGATGTTCATAATTTATCGGCATTCAGCGAACAACAAAAGTTATATTGGTTATACTAAACACAGCATCGTGAAAAGATTTCAAAATCATGTAGCCTATGCCAACAAAGGGTCAAAATTCTTATTCCATAAAGCCATAAGAAAATACGGGAAAGAGTGCTGGACCAATGAGGTGTTGGCTACTTGCGAAACCGTTTCGGAAGCAAGAGAATTGGAAAAGAAATTTATCGCTGAGTTTGGGACGAATATACGAGGCAACGGATATAACATGACTGTGGGCGGTGAGGGAAATGCCAATGCCGGAGTGCCGTTGAAACCCGAACACAAAGCAAAGGCTGTCGCCGCATTGCGTAGCTACCATTGGACACCCGAACTATATAAAGAGCGAGCATTGAAGAAGGTGGGTGTAAGGGTATCATCCGAAGGACGAAAAGCAATTTCTGATGGGATAAGGAAACAGAAAAGCCAAGGGTTGACCGAAGCACAAAAATTACAACTACACAACCTCCACACACGAAACAAGAAATAAGGAAACAATAATGGAAGATTATACCGAACCGACATTCAAACCCACAGGATTCTCAGAAAAGATATTCCATGATCGCTACGCCTTCACAGAGGGGGAGACATGGAAAGAAGCGTGTATTCGTGTGGCGAGCCAAATGGCACTCTCAGAAGTGCCAGAGAAACAAAACTTCTATCGCATGCGATTCTATGATTTGCTCTCCTCCAACCTCTTTGTGCCTGGGGGACGTATTTGGTATAACTCAGGGCGACCCAATCCACAACTCCTGAATTGTTTTGTGTTGGACCCCAACAAAGATAGCAAAGAAGGATGGGGCAAATCAGCCTCAGATATGATTATCACATCAATGACAGGTGGAGGATGCGGAGATGATTTCTCAGACGTGCGACCCAAGGGAGCAAGTATTGCCGGTCAACGCGGCGCTGCGCCTGGTGCTGTGGAACTTATGCGACTTCTCGATGGATGCGCCGAGCCGATCCGCAATGGTGGGCAAAGACGAGTTGCCCTCATGTTCTCACTTGATTTGTCCCACCCCGACATTGAAGAATTCCTTAGTGCCAAACTTGTCAAAGGCGAACTCACCCATGCCAACATCTCTGTCCGCAGCAGACACACGAAAGCCTTTATCAAAGCGATAAAAGATGACACTGAGATTGAACTCCACTGGAAGGGCAAGTATAAGCGATTCATCAAGGCGCGGGTGCTGTGGGATACCATCGTCAAGAATGCCTACGACTCAGCGGAGCCTGGTTTCTTGAATTGGGAACTGGTTGCACACGAATCAAACATTTATTACATTGAAGAGTTAGTCACCACGAATCCATGTGGGGAGATTCCCCTGGAAGCCTATGGCAATTGTTGTTTGGGGCATATCGTCTTGTCACGATTTGTGGAGAATGATGAAATCAACTATGCGAAGTTGGGTGATGCGATTCGCCTGGGTGTGCGATTCCTTGACAACGTGCTATCGGTGAATCAATACCCACTCCCTGAAATGAAAATCAAAGCGAGTAATCTTCGGCGCATTGGATTGGGCACCACAGCCCTAGCGGATACCTTAGCCCTGTTAGGGCATCGCTATGGCTCTGAAGAAGGGAACAAGTTTACTGATAAACTCTATCGTTTCATTTCCAAGGCTGCGTATGAAGCCTCGGTGCTTCTCGCCATTGAGAAGGGGGCATTCCCACTCTGCAATCCCCTGAAGCATATTGAATCAGGATTCATCAAGCGTATGCCAAGCAAAACCATTTCATTGATTGCTGAACATGGCATACGAAATTGCATGCTGTTGACGCAAGCTCCAACAGGCACCGTGAGTATCCTCAGTGACAATTGTTCCGCAGGAATTGAGCCGATGTTTGCTCCTGCGTATGAGCGACGATACTGGGAAAAGAATGAACGTAAAGTGGAATTGGTATTCCATCCATTGTTTGAACGATTCATGATTGAGAAGAAGAACGTCGATCACTTCATTGGCTCGCATGACTTGAGTGTGCGCGATCACCTTGAGGTCCAGCGTATTATTCAGAAGCATGTGGACAATGCGGTATCCAAGACCATCAATCTCCCCCATGACTATCCCATTGAGGATATGGAAAAACTCTGGTTAGAATATCTGCCTCATTTGAAAGGCACCACATTCTATCGGGAGAAAACGCGGGGCTATGTGGACCCCAAGACTGGGGACGTGCAAGAACCGCCATTGAGCGCAATCCCATTGAAGGAAGCCAAGAAACGATTCCGCGAATCACATTCAACGGGGGCAGAAGCCGTGATGGAGTGCCCTTCAGGTGTTTGCCAATTATGAGCGATCAAACCGTGCATGAAATCGTGGGGCGCAACTTCCAACATATGAAGGAGTTTGATCGGATTCTGGCAAGAGCCAATGATGACTATGCCATTGGCAGTCTCACCTTGGCTGAGTATGATGATGTGGCGCGGAAGTTGAAAGACGCCATAAACGAAACGCGAGCGATGCTCGTAGAATTGGATAAGACACTGTGAAAACACCTATGTTCATTACCTCATTCATGCTAGCTCTGTGCCCCCTGGTTCTTATTGTACTCCTGTCATTTGGCTGCTCCATTATTTCGCTGCCTACATATCATGAGAGTGAGTATGCACAGTTGATTGAGATTGCTGTGGTAGCCTCAGAGAGTAGCTGCAAGCCTGAAGAGAATGCACAGCTTGCCAAACTCTCCACTCATATCGTGTTCTACAGCGAATACTTACCAAACAATGAACATGTCGCACAGGGGGTGGTTGAGATGGATAAGTCAATTCAAGCTCTCAAACTCGCTGCGCCGGACTCCGCATATTGTCACCTGAAACTCAGAGCGATCACCTCAATGGCAACCACACTCGCTGATGTTGCAGGGAGCAAAACAAAGTGAAGTATCGTGCAGGTTACAAGTATCAACTCGCAGAGGTTTACACACACCCATTCGGTGCCACGTTCCCCCTGTGCAAAGAAGTGGAAACGGATTATCTATGGTTGGGTGAGGGACCTGGGTGGGGCGCGAGCATGATGACACTGATCGTGAAGAAGGGCTATGCGTGGGATGGTCCGAGTGGTCCCACCATTGATACCAAGAATTTCATGCGGGGTAGTCTGGTCCATGATGCGTTGTATCAATTGATTCGCTTGGAATACCTGGATAAGAATATCTACCGTAACATCGCCGATCAAGAACTCTACCGCTGTTGTCGTGAGGATCAAATGTCCTGGCTTCGTGCGAATATCGTCTATTACTCATTGAGAGTCTTTGGCAACCCCGCAGCACGACGAAGCGGAGAGAATAAAGTGTTGACCGCACCCTGGAGTCGTTAGTGAACATTCTCAATTTACGCCGACCTATTATGGGCGTGGAATATATGCGTGTTGATCGTGGTACGGATTGGGGAAATCCATTTGTGATGGATAACATGACGGAGTATGAACGGAAATTGGTGTGTGATTTATTTGAGCAATATGCGATATGGAGATTGACTGTTGATCCGCATTGGTTGGTGCCATTGCGTGGGCATAATCTTGCGTGTTGGTGTGCTCCAAAACGCTGCCATGCTGAGACATTGTTGAGATTAGCCAATGAGCCTGAATGAAAAACGATTAGTAGAAGCAGGACAGAAGCTCGTCGCTGCCTTTGGGCATCGTCTTGGTTGCCCTGCGTTGAATCGTCCAGAGTGGGCATGTGGGTGTGGGCAAGCAGATGAACATGGCGAGGCGTTGAGTGCCTGGCGCAATGCGGTTGAACAGATTACATAAGGAGAACATGATGATTGAACTGATTACACAATTGATGTCCTATAATAATCCACACGTCAAAGAATTGGCGGTATTGATTGAGGACATTGAATATGCCATCAAGAACAAGTTGGTATCACAGACAGAATATGTGGACCTGATGGTGGATGCCGAACGCTTGAGAATGGTGATTCAGGGAGCACAGGATGCTGCGTTAGACAAACTGGTGCACCAAGCCATTGAAGGACTCATTACTCTTGCCGAAACAATGAAGCCATAAACGACGAACCATTTGGAGGAAATATGAAAAACGATATAAGTTTCAGTGAAGCCTTGGTCTTTCTCAAGGCCGGTCTCAGGGTTGCACGATCTGGTTGGAATGGGAAAAATATGTTTTTGATTTTGATGCCTGGGTCCACCTTCATCGTCAACAGACCATCACTATTAGGGATTTACCCCGAAGGCACAGAGATCACATATCGTTCACATATTGATATCAAATCAGCCAATGGAGAAGTTGTTCCGTGGGTCGCTAGCCAGTCAGACCTGCTAGAATCCGATTGGGAAATCGTACTATGACTTATTCAACAACGTGCTGTTCATGCGGCAAACGAATAAATCTCTCGTATGATGAAATGGATGCGACACCTGCATTTTGCCCGTATTGCTCTGAGGAGCTAGGTGATGACCCACAAGAGGATTATGATGGTGGGGCAGAGATGGGGGACTGGGACGAGGATGACAGGTGAGCCAACGAGGACTTGTGTAATTTTAGTGACACCCATTTGTTGTAAAATTTTTCAGAGAGCAATGCACCGGACGTGAGAATTTCCAACGCCTCATAATAATTTGTCTCGCCTCGCTTGGTGGTCAGCCTGATTATTTCGCGTGTGAAGTTCTCTTCACCAAGCAATGCCACATCAGCTAGCAATTCCGCACTGGACCCCCAATAGTTCTGCCAGTCATTGCTAACTCTGAGTTTCTTGCGCTTCTTGGTTTTGGTTTTGGCTTGTATCCTCGCCTTGGTAAACAGCTTGCGACCAATATATATTCTGCCGGTTTGCGTGTTGGTGATACGGTAGATGAATCCGAAGTAGTCGCCATTTTGTTCAGTAAAATCAACCCCTTGATATTGCCATGCCATAAGAAATCCTCCTGGGGCTATTTATACTTGACATTATCCCTCGTTTGTGTTATACTCTTACATATCAATTCGGAGGCTCTATGAATGTGTTGGCGTGGCTTGCTATTGTGCTCACCATCTTGGTCGTGACACCTTTCCTGTTGGTGTTTTTTGT